CAATTTTTCCTCAAGCGGGATCATTATTGATTGATGAGCACGCTGAAAGTCTTCTGAGTTTTGACCGGGAGACATGCCTTCAACGCGCTGTATTCGATGCTGATGCTCGTGAAGTAAATTTTCCAGCAAGTCTCTTTCACTCAGTCGTATGTTAGAGCCAATCTGATCCCCTGTGGCATTGAAATATCCACGCTCTTTCTCCGGGTTTGTCCGTGGAAGATACGGAGTGAGCTTTGTAGAATAGGAAGACGGATAAAGGTCAAACAAATCAGGGTGAGACAATACGTCTCCCAGAGATAGATTTGTATTCCCAGCCCTGAACTTCTCAAGTCCTTCTGGAATTATTCTTGCGCCCTCATCCGACAGTTCGCTAACCATGTGACCAGATGGATCTGGCGTCCATCCGTGTTCCTTGAAAACCTCGTGAGGATTTCTGCCGTGTATGAGAGTAGCCGCCTCCGCCTCTCTCATTGCCTTTTGAATAGCGGGAGACATAAATGCTCTTTTACTAAAGAAGCTTGCCTCTGCGTCTTCTGGCGTCATGCCTGCGGCTGCGGCTGCACCTGCCGCTGCTGCCTTGCCCGGTGCGCCAAGGATAGCCTTGCCAACGCTCTGAGCTGCGCCTTTAGCAGCCTTCCACGGCACGCCAAGGGCTGACAACGCAAGGTTAGCCACGTCCAGCCCTGACGTTAGATAATCGCCTTTATTTACTGCCTCACGAAACTCCGGCGACGCAATGTCATGAACCGCATTCGCCATGTCGTATAGCGCTAATCCTTCACCTACGACTGGGATGTTATACGCGGCGAGATGGCCAAGACCTTTTGCGCCCTCCTGCCACGCCTTCACTGCCTCACGGTCGTATTGCGGCAGCTGCGGCTCGTCTTTGTTTAGCTGATGCTGAACGAACTCATGCGCGCTAGAAAATGGTCTGTCTCTATTTCTCTCCAGCGCGGCGCTGGCGGTCTTGTAAAGATTTTGATCGATTATCGGAGACACGTCGTAGGCCGACCGTGCCTGAACCTGCGGGTCGTCAGGGCCAAACGATACTTCGCCCGTCAATCCGTCTTGTGGCTTCTCCGATAGATCGTCCATGATTATTGACCCTCAAACGGCGGTTCGTCTTCTTTACTCTCAAGGACCTTCATCATGTTCGGGTCAATAACCTTCTTCATGATCTGAAGACCATTAGGCGTCTTCATCACGTCTTGCGCAAGTTTAACTGCCGCAATGCGTTCAGCGCTTTCGCGGTCTTTGCGACGGTTCCAATTGTCCAGCGCGTTTTCTTTGTCGTTCATCATTTCGGTGCGCATGTCCGACATGATGTCCATTTTCTTCATCTGCAGGTCAGCGTCTTTTTGCTTCAGCTCTGCCTGCTTCAGTTGCGCGTCAATCAGTTTGTTCGGGTCAAGCGGCACGCCTTGCTGTCCTTGACCGTCTTTTGCAATGTTGGCTTGCGTCTCTGCAATCTTGGCTTGCGCAAGCATTTGCTTGGTGTTCGCGTCTTGCTGCTTAACCTTGATCTCTTCCATTGCAACCATAAGCTCAGGCGGTGGCGGTGGAGGCGGTTGAGGCGCGGCCATAAATTGCTCTGGATTACTCCAGCCAATTGCCTTCATTGCGGCGCGGTCAATTGCAATAGCGTCAAACATCCCAGGGTTTGATTGCTGCAATTGTTTGAGCGCCATGACCTTCATCACGCGCTGCGTGTGTGACGCTGTATTCGGATCTGCCTGCGGCACTAGCTCGTAATTGTTGATCGCTTGAGAAAAGATCTGCTCGTTCCACTGAAGCGACGGTCCCTTTAACTTCTTCCAGAAACTGTCTGGATGCTCCCGAAAGCATCGAACCAAAAGCTGGAACTCGTCTGCCTGCGCCGAATGCATTCTCTTGTGAACGGCGTTTAATACTTTTGTCGCTTGATCGATGAGCGCCAGTGTTGTGCCTACAGGCGCATCCTGCCTGCCCTCGCCAACATTCAGTTCGCTTGTGCCGCCAACCCTCTGGCCAGTCTCGACAACATTTTGAACTAAGTTCATCAGCGCTTGGCCCGGCTCCTTGTAAGGAAGCGGCATGATCGCTTGACTGATTGGCAGTCCGCCCGTCTTCACTAATGCTCCGCCGCCCGGAGGCACGCGGAATATGTTGGTGTTTTGTCTCGCGCCCGTGTCGGCCATGAGAAAGCCGGGGAAATTCGCATACATTCCCGCGTCGAGCATCTCTCGCCATGCGGCGGTTACGGCGTTAGTCGTATTGCCAAGAATGTGCAAGAGACCAATGTCATAAAAACCCAAGCCTGGAACAAATGTGAACTTGACGAAGTTGCTGCGCGCTTCAGGCAGCTCGTTGCCTTCTTCACCGTTTGGCTCATCGTAGTTCCTTACAATCGAAAGGATCTGTCTGGTCGACACATCGATTGTAACACGATAAGGGATCTCAAGTCCTGTAATCTTTCCTTTATATTTATGCTCAAAGCCAGGAATATCTAACTCGCAATAGATCTCGTAGATCTCTCTGTCGCGATCGTCTGGATTTGCTGCCTCAACAGATATGCCTTGCTGGTCTGCTTTCTCACGCTGCACGGCGTCTTTCTGCTCCATGCGCGGCGTGGACAAGTCAATGTCGCGATAAACGCCAAGGATCTGCAAACGCTTTACTGTTGATGATCGCATGTAGACGCGGTGTGTGATGCGCTTTGCGTCTTCCAATGTTGTCGCGGCGTTATTGACGATCAGGTCGTCAGCGTCGACCGTCTCGCTGACTGGACGTCCGCGCAACGGACAGAAGTAAACCTTCTTAAATGCCGTGCCGCCAAAGCCTAGCATGAACAACATGCGGTCAGTATCTGGGTAATACTCTTTGGCAACCGCGGTCAGGTAATGATTAAGATCCTTCTCTAATGCGTCTGCCAAGCTGTCTTCTTGAATTGACGTATTGACGCTGTCAACGCGGACCTTGACCGGCCCGTCTGTCGGCAGCATCTCGCTGCGGCTGTTGGCCTGGAAGCGCAGCACTGCCTCAAGCAGTAGCGGGTGACGCACGCGGCTCATGCCGTCGACTGGAGCTCCGTCTGCCGCGCCTTGCAATTGCGGGACCTCTATCTTGAGGCCAAGAAGCTTGATGCCTTGCGCGCGGTCTTCAATCCAGTCCTGCCGGCTATCCATGTCGTCCTGGACGCCACGGAGCAGTTCGTCGGCGATTGTGCCAAGAGCCCCGTCGTCGATGTCGTCGACCAGGTTCTCAAACCATTCGCGGGCACGCTCTGCCTCTGACGTCTCTTCGACCGCCCGCCCATCCAGCGATATGCTGACAGAGCCGTCTTCGTGCTCAATGCGGATGACATTGCCCTTGTCGTCTAGCTGACGGTCTGGCTTGCCTTCTTCAATCTCAACGAGGATGTCTTCTGCGGCACCAAGGCCCGCCTGGGGCTCCTCCTGCGGCATGCGGATATTTGGATTAAGCCCCGGTGTCATAGGCATGATTAATCGCCTTGCTTCTCTACAAGCTTCCCAATCTCTTCAACGAAACGGTCAAGCCCCTCACGAGCCGCCAGATTATCAGATTTTGCGGCAATCTCATAGACGCGCACATAGTCGTGGGGTTCTTTGCCCCAAACCTCTACGCGAAACCTACTAAGTTCTTTTGATGCTGGCGCTGCCTTATGCAGCACGTCCACAATGGCGTTTGCTAAGATCATGTTTATCTCTTTGCTATACTGGATAGAGCGGCTCCGGCGCAGAGCCAACATGCACTCTACTGTTGTCGACCTCCGCTGTCCATTCAACGCCACGCACGAGGAGCCCGATGTCGCGCAGATGCCGCAACGCCATGCTAGTCGTGTCGACAAGATCGTCATGCCGGCCTTTAGGAAACACGGCGACCTGGTCGATCACCATTTGCGCGAACTCTCTGTCTGGCGCGTAGATCAACCCATCAGAAAACAAATGCTGCACGCTGTAGAGACGCGCTAGTTTGTCCTGCCCCTTAGGATCCATCAGCTGGACACCGAAATCGTCGTAACCATAAACGCGTCGCAGCTCTTGCGCAACGCTATACCCGCTTGCCTTGTTCTCGACCAGAAGCTTGTCTACGCGCCAGTCATTCATTGTCTCGCGGACTTTCTCGACAAGCTCGTGGAGCTCTAGGCGTTCAGCCCAGGCGTAGATCAGCATACACTTTGGGTGCTCTTGCTTATACGTGCGCTCCAGTGACGCCATCATGCCGTCAGGCGTGTAGGTCCGCGTGACTTGCGCAGTTTGGTCTCCTCCCGTCCATATGCCCCAAACCGTCATGGCGGACGGGTCGTTCTCTGTCTTGGTGGTGTATGCCCCGTCCACTGCGGCGACAATGTAATCAAATGGCGGGTATGTCGGCTTGTCCCACATCTGCCACCACTCAGTCAGGATGACGCCACCGCCACGCGGCTGTGGTGCCTGGGCAAACTGACCCGCGGTGGCCCACTTTCCCATGATCTCTTCGTCGCGCTCGACGACGTCTATCGGGAAGCGGGCGGGAAATAAAAGCTCTCCTGGCCGTGACCGCGGGTCTTCCATGCCAAGCATCGTCGGCATGGCGCGCGACGGGTCGTAGCGCATGGGCAGCATGATGTGATCGTATGGCAGGCCACGCTCAATGATGGTGGCACTGACGTCGTCCTCTGCCAGGCGCTGCATGATCACTATGATGGCCGATCGCTTTGGCGAAACGAGACGCGTGGGCACCGCCTCGCAGAACCACGTATTGACCGTGTCCTTGACTTGCTGCGACATGGCGTCAGAGACAGACAGCGGGTCGTCGATGATCACGCGGTCGGCACGAGCGCCAGTGATTGAGTTCGACGCGGAGCACTGCCTGAAGCCAAGGGCTGTATTTTCGTATTTGGTTTTTTGATTTTGATCACGCGTGAGCTCGACGTGAGGCCAGCGGTCTTTATACCAAGGATCCTCAATAAGCCGGCGCATACGCAAGCCGTCGCGCACTGCAAGCTCTTGGTTGTGGCTGGCGCAGATATAGCGCAAGTGAGGCATGTTGCACGGCCCCCACTCCCACGCGGGCCAGAACACGTTAACGAGTAAGCTCTTCATCGTGCCTGGCGGAATGTTAATCAGCAGGCGATTGTAAAGCGATCCGTCGTCCAGCTCTTCTTCGTTTGTGATTGCCTCTAAGTGAGCAGCCAAGAAGTCTATGTGCCAAGAGTGAACGTATTCAGCTCCAGGCTCGACCAGGTGCCACGACAGACGGATAAAGTTAACGAGATCCTTGCAGTCTTCGCGATCAAGCTCAATCAGCTGCCTGTCAATGTCGAGCGGGTTTGTGTAACCGACGTCAAGGATCGCGGCCATTATTCCTCCAGGAAATAACTATCCGCGTCGCCTTCGTCGCCAAGCCATCCGTTAGGGAATGTATTAAACGCAATGTAAAGGCTTCCGTCGCCGGCAAGCGATCGATACGCCATGCGTGACGGGAATAGAAACAAGTAGCCGCTTTCTAATCCAATGTCGCACGTATTGACGTTTAGATCGCTTGGCGCATACGTCGGAATGTAAAGACCATCGCGCTGACGATCAGAGTTGAATTGCAAGACAGCATCTGCGTCAGCATGCAAATAAAATATGCCAGAAATAAAACTATTAACTCTGAACATTGTGTGATCGTCATTACCGTGACGCGCCCACGACGTCGAAAGCTTTAAGCTTACGTCATTGCGCGGCTTCAGAACATTCTTGACGTATAACGCAATCTGCTCTTCGACGAACGATCTGATGCCGCTTAGCTGATCGCTATCAAGGATATTGCACTCCCGATATTTTGCTGTATCAACCGCTGATATTTCTTGCGGTTCGACATCACGCTGCATGCATGACGCGACGACGTGTTGCGGAAATAGCTTATACAAGCGTGCCCCCTCAAATATATCCATTTCAATGTCCCGGACCACTAACCCAAAATGTATTACCAGTTCTGTCTGCAGACTGCATTATCTGATTTACGTTATAACTAATAGCATTAAACGCGTTTTGCGCGTGTTCTTCATTGGATAAGTGATTGCACAAGATGTAAGAGATCACGCTGCTCAAGACCGCGAGCTCATCGTCGCTTGGGCCAATGCGCTCTTCGAGCATAGCAATGATATCGACCGTTGTTTCTGCCAACATCATTGTGCGCTCGTTTTCAGTCATCACTTCGCCTCTTTAGCGGCAATCAAAATTTCTCTTAATGCATTGCGCTGCTCAGGCGTCAGCGTCTTTGCGTCAAGGACATGAGACTGCACTTGCACTGGTCCGCCATTAGCGCCAGTGACCGCTGTCTCTTTGCGTTCAGTGTAATCTTCGCGGAAGCGCGCTTGTGCGGATTTGATCCAAAGATTTGCGTTAAACTCGCGAGACCTTAAATTTTCGCGCGCCTGATCTTCCCACCATTGCTGTTCTAAAACCTTTGCGCGTGTTAAAGCTGTGGAAAATTCTTCGTGGGCGGCGGCCCAATCATACAGCGTCGCTCTATCAATTTCAAAAGTAGCCGCATAGCTTGCCCAGCCCTTTCCTTGCTTGGCCATTTCAATAACAGCCTCGCAATACTCAGGCTTGTATTTGCTTGGCCTCCCGACTGGCCGCTTCTGTTTTACTTCCTTACCCATAACTCAACCCACAATATGATGACCAGGACATGATATCACATACTGGCCTGTTTGTCAGAACTGCTCTTCTGCGTAACCATCAGGCTTATTTATTTTAGATATAGCCTTTACCGCGGCTTCTCCCAAGGGGGTGCCCGCCAACATCCCCAGAGCATCCATGTAAGCTGCGAGCACGGCCTGCTCTTCAGCCCTTTTCTTAGCGTCTTGCTTGCGAAGAGATACAAGCTTCTTGATGATCTTAGGATCAAAGCCACTACCTTTTGCTTCACTGTAAACCTCTTTGATGTCCTCAGCGATTATTGTCTTCTCATCTTCAAGCTTTTCGATACGCTCAACAAGAGCCTTCAGCTGATTGTTTGTCACTTATGCCTCCATTTCGATACGAATACATTCAGGCGCTTGCACCATCAATACGACTGCCGGCCATGTCAAGCACTAATATTTTTTTGCAATGTCAGAAAAAAGCCTATTGACAGTAGAAGTAACTTCCTGTAGCTTCTGATTATTGAGATTGATATGGAGATACTGAAATGTGGAAACAAAACCCAGACCTGATGGCCCGCCTGACATCAGCGCAAAACCACGAAGCTAACATCAATCAGGACATCATGACATTTGTCGCTTTTTTCAACACTCGCGAAGAGCTTCTCCGTCATGTTGAGCATTACGAAGACCGTGCCGCTAATTATGTTGCTCCCAAGCGTCGGAGGCGGGCTGCATAAGCCCGCTACTTTTTACTCGCTTATATTGATATGGAGATGAATGATGAAGCTGTTAGTTGAGACTGAACTATTTGACAATGACCCATCAGCGACCTGGGATTACTTAAACAACGAGGGCCGTTTACTGCGCGGCGCTTGGTTTAGCTATCACTTGGATTGCTGGTGCGCTGAAATTGACGAAAGAGGCGCTGTTACGAAAAGCCCACTTGAATATTGATATGGAGATGAAAATGGAACTCGATCTTAAGCTCGTTAAAGCTGCCGCTATGTGTGCCTCAAAGGAGGAGACGCGCTACTACCTTAAAGGAGTAGCCATCCAGGCTTCTGCCAAGGGCGTGTTTATTGTGGCCACCGACGGACACCGTCTCTTGGCGCTGCGTCAGCTGCAGCCATACGACGGCCAGTCGTTCAATATCATTATACCTCTGGATATCATTGCCAAGATCAAGCTGAACAAGAAAGATCCCTTGGCGACGCTAAAGCCAGGAGATGAGTTATTCAACCAATGGTCTATAACTCACGACGGCTCTACAATTACATTTAGTGTGATAGACGGCACCTTCCCTGACTGGCAGCGCATTATCCCGAAAGAAGTCGACGGCAAAACCGCCCAGTTCAATATGACCTACCTGGGTGACTTCGCTAAAGTGGCCAAGGCGCTCACTGGCTCTGAGACGCATGTATCTATTGCCCACAATGGCGACGGCCCGGCGCTCTTGTCATTTGGTGATGAGGTAGATGGCCTTGGTGTTCTGATGCCATTTAGAAGAGCAATTCAAGTGAAAACTCCAGACTGGGTGACGGCATGAAGCTTATAACCTTTATGAGAATGCTCGTGGACTATGAAAAGATTGGCTACGAGATCACCAGCAACAGGGAAGTCATCGTTGTTTACGGAGAGAAGGGGAAACTGGTGATCCCCTTCGCTGACATCTACAGCTGGAAAACAGGAGAGCTCAGGCGCAAAATCAGAGAACTTAAACCAAAGCAGAAATCAGACGGAGACCATTATGACGCAGGAGGAGAATATACTGACGGATCACCTGAAGGAAGTCAGGTACAAGTCAATTGATTTGATACGCAAGGCGGCTAACGATCTGTGGTCTGACCCAGACAACCCAACGCACTGCCGGCAGATACATGACTGCCTGCAGTCTTATATGGAAGCTCAATTACTGCTGAACCCTAACTTTTTTGGAGATTGATATGGCTATTCTAGATAACGGCACACTGACCTCCGTCGAGTATCAAAACAAGCTTGACAGCGAGGGATACCGCAACATTGTTGAGAGGGCGGACAGACTGAAGTGGGACACTGAATACCGCGAGGAATACAAGCGCAAGTCCATGTTCGCTCAAGCCAGGCGGCGGGCGGCTGAAAAGCCAGTCAGTCTGCCAAAATTAAATTGGCTAGATAAAAATAAAGATTGACAAGTAGAAGTAACTTCTATACCAATCAAAGGGCGCTACGGCGTCCTTTAGATTTTATGGAGATTGATATGGCCTTTATCCCTTCACCACAACAAGCTGCCTTCCTAGACTGGGTTGAGACCGGCAAAGGCTCTTGCGTTCTTGAGGCTGTCGCTGGCGCTGGCAAGACCACCACACTGATCGAGGCTGTCGAGCGCACTGACAAGCCAGTCGCTATCCTTGCCTACAACCGCAAAATTGCTGATGAGATCAAAGGCAAGCTCAAGGCGCGCAAGATTGACTGGCAGAAAGCCAATGCCAATACGGTTCACGGCTTTGGCCTTGGCGCATACAAAAAATCATTCCCAGGCGTCCGCGTCGACGGCAACAAGGTCACAGACATCCTGGTGTCTATGGGCAAGTCAGCTCACCCAGAGCATGCCGTCCGCTTGTTTTCTTCAATCGTGGCTAACCTTGTGTCTCTGGCTAAGCAGCGCGCCCTGGGTGTCTTTGGCTCTATTGACGACACCTCCCAGTGGTATGAGATTGCCGAGCACTTTGACATCCTGGCCAATGAAAAGACCGACAAGGCTGAGAAGCGCTTAGGCGATATTGTTGCCACGGCCATTGAGGTCCTCAAGAATTCTAACAGCACCACGTCGATCGTTGACTTCGACGACATGGTCTACCTGCCTGTTTTCCTGAAGCTGCGTTTCTGGACGTATCCCTGGGTGTTTGTTGACGAAGCCCAGGACACGAACCCAGCGCGTCGCGCTTTGGTTAAGGCTTTGCTTGCGCCAGGCGGTCGGGTTGTGGCCGTTGGCGATCGTCGTCAGGCGATCTACGGCTTCACTGGCGCTGACGCTGACGCTCTTGACCTGATCAAGGCAGACTTCAATGCGGTCGACATGCCGCTCACAGTGACCTACCGCTGCCCTAAGCAAGTGGTCAGGGTGGCTCACCAGTGGGTTAATCACATTGAGGCCCACGACAGCGCCCCTGAAGGATCTTACAGCGTTATTGACCGCGCTGACGTATTTGGCCGCAATGACCTGGATGGCTCCGCGGCTATTTTGTGCCGCAACACCAAGCCTCTTGTCTCCTTAGCCTTCGAGCTCATCCGCGCCCGTGTCGCCTGCAAGGTAGAGGGCAGAGACATTGGCAAGGGCCTGATCAACCTGGCCACCAAGTGGAAGACAGCCAAGACGCTGCACGGCCTTGAGACACGCGTCACCAATTGGTCGGAGGCTCAGATCGTCCGCGCTAAGGCCAAGGGCAATGGCGCACTGGCTCAGCAGATCAAGGACCAGGCTGACACGATCATGGTTATCACTGGCGAATGCCGCAGGGCTGGCAACGACAGCATTGAGGCAGTGGTGGACAGCATCCAGTCTTTGTTCGAGGACAATGTCAGCAACATGCTGACGCTCAGCACCATCCACAAGGCAAAGGGCCGCGAGTGGGAGACGGTTTACTGGCTTGACCGTGAAGGCACACTGCCTAGCCCCTACGCTACGCAGAAGTGGCAGCAGGACCAGGAAGACAATCTTTGCTACGTGGCGGCAACAAGAGCCAAGTCTTCACTGATCGAAGTCATGGTCCCCCAATAAGGGGGGCCAAAATATTTTTTAAAAAAACGCACTAAGTGTATTGACATAGGAAGTTACTTCCTATACCTTCAAATCATCGAAACACACATTGTATGGAGATTGATATGACAAACCTCAACATCCTCGCTGACCGTTACGCTCAAGCCAAGGTTATCGCTGACAAGGCAGCCAAAGACCTGGAGAAGATCAAGGAAGAGATCTACGCGCTCGTTAACCAGGACCCATCCCTCGACGCTATTGTTGGCCTGCACTTCACGGTCAACATCACCAAGGCTCCACGCTCTAGCGTCAGCGCTACGCTGGTCAAGGAGCTGCTCAGCCCTGAGGATGTCGCGCTGGTCACGGAGACCAAAGTCATCACCACCCTGCGCGTCAAGGCGTCTTTAGCCGACGCGGCATAAGGTCGAAACGGGGTCCGCCCCGTCTGTCCGTCACGCGGGCACTGATGAGACCAATGGAGATTGACATGCGCGTATATCCAGAATTTCGTCTGCAGCTCATGTATAACAACAAATGGCTTGTCATCACCCACGCCTGGGACGTCAAGTCCATTGCGTTTCAGGTGGAAGTATACAGAAAAAATAACCAGATCTTTAGAGTTCAGCGTTTAGTCAATGGTCAGTATAAATAATGGAGATTGATATGTCAGACAATAAATACAACGGCTGGACAAACTACGCGACGTGGCGCGTTAACCTTGAGCTGTTCGACAGCTTTGATCCTTACGAAATACTTGGGCGTTCATTAGATGATGACGCTTACAATATTGGGTTGTGCCTAAAAGAATACGCGGAAGAAATTATCTTATCTGGATGCGGAGACGGAGGACTGAACCAACAAAATTTAGCAGCTGAATACGCCTTGGCTTTTATTAGCCAAGTTAATTGGACAGAAATAGCTGAGCACAAAATTGACGAATATTCTGACAGAGACTGATGGAGATTGACATGACAAATATAGATACAAGTGACGTAGACGTATTGGTTCACGCTGAGGGCTTTGCAACCATTTGGATGTTCGAACCAGTGTCAGACGCAGCCAAAGAGTTCTTTGAGAATGAGATAGAAGTAGATGAGTGGGCGCATATGAGAAACGGAATTGCAGTCGACCACCGTCCGGCTCAGCAATTGGCTACGTATCTCTACCACAATGGCTTCAAGATCCTTAACCCACGCTACGGATTTTTTGTCGGAGACAACTGATGTGCGAGACGCTTGCCACAATTGTAGTAGCGTTATCGTTCTTAGTGGGCGGTGTATTAAGCGCCGCCCTGGTTGTCTGGTTCATGACTAAATACGGAGACTGATATGTGCAGCGTGTCGCTAGAACCTTGCTGGGAGGTTAACCCAAATCTTTGGAAAGAGTTTTGCAAGCTTACGCGTCGTGATCCAACTTACACCTCCCCCAATTGGACAGAGCTTGACGTCCACAACTATCTACAGGCAAAGCGGGAGGGACACGAACAAGCAAAACCAGAAGTGAGAAGGCTATGTCCCCTCTAGAGCTCAAACAAGCAATGGCGGCCCAAGGTCTGTCAAATAATGACTTGGCTACCATTACAGGCAAGACACCGCGTCAGGTTACTTCCTGGCTTTCCGCGACGCACCCAGTGCCACGCCTTGTGGCCATTGTCATGCACGGCTTGAGGGAAGGCGCAATTGACAGAGGCTGGCTGCTTGAGGTGGTGTGCCACGAATTGAGACAAGAGGCTGACGCAACTATTTAGGAGATTGATATGTCGCTAGAGAAACTACACAAAGAGAAAATGTATGTGCTTGGTCCGCTGGAAATAAGCCCCGGAAATTTTGCGGTAGGAGAAAGATCGTATATCGCGATCAAAGACAAGATGCCGTATTACAATGACATGAGGCAGAAATTTTATTTAAATGGCGATAAAGAGTTTGGAGACGCCATTGGCGAACTTGAGACGCGAGCACTAACGGCAGAAGACGCGCTAAAGCGTATGACGTCAGCAAAAAAATCAGCAGAAGCAAAAATAGAAACGCTTAACGATGAAATTAAAGAGCTCAAAGAAGAAATAGTGTTTTTAAAAAAGGAAAGAGAAAAGAAAAAGAAACAAGAAAAGCAGTTATAAAAAAGGGCGGGGAAATCCCCGCCTTTTATTTTGGATCAGGTCCCTCCAGGAATTTAACCCTGGGTAATGACATTGGGATCTTTCGTCTGCTTGACGACGTTGTCGGCAGCATGTCCTCATCTACTCGCGCGTGTCCAACAAAGTGATTGATCGATTTTCTGATATTTTTTCACATCAAGCCCCGTTGATAAGGACTACAAAACAAAACACCCGCAGCGGTTAAGCTACGGGCGCAACAATCCAATTCTTGGTATTTTTCGTAGCATGATTTGGTAAATTTGTCAATTACAATGTGTTAATAACTATGCAGTCGAAGCTAATTGGTTAGACCATTGCGCAACCATTGCAGCAGCTATGCCTTCATATGTCCTGCTTCGTTCTTTCCACCTGTCTGGGCTTGGCGGCATTTTATGAATACGTTGTTCACGCCCATCAACAATATTTGTGGGTTGTAGTTTTGGTAGCCCTTTTAGCCACAAACAGGTAGCTTTTGTTTCACCATGTCCAAATTGCCACGGTTGTATAATTTGATCTGGTTTGCGGTAAATAGACGACATTATTGAAATGGGATTTTCAATAGCAATCATCGGTATGTCGGCTTTAGCCAACATCATGAAAAACGATACGCTAAAATATTGACGGCCATTTATTTTCTTAGCGTCAAAATGACGGGCGCCACTGACAGATAAATCAGTGCATGGCGGGTGCGCAATCATTAAATCCCAAGGATAATGCAATAAATCTCTGACATCGCCTTGATAATGCGGCCCTAGACTTTCGCTAGGCAATAAATCGCAGCTAAGAGCTTCATGCCCCCCCCAGATAAATGCGTCCCTAACAACGCCAGAATATTCGCAGGCGACTAATACACGCACAGATCAAACTTCCCCCGTCGCTTTACCTCAGGCCAAAACTATTTTTGTCACCTTCTCAATTTTAAATGGCATCTTTTCTTCTTCGTCAGAAGGGCACTTCATCCCCATACTCCCAGTCTGAAAAGCCTTGTATGCCGTCAATCGGCACACTGACGTCTATTACTCCATCCTCAGTTTTACGCAAAGATGGCTGCAGGGGATCTATTATCCGTGACCTGGCCTCAACTGCCGCCCCCGGAAACGACTGGCGTATCTGCAGCAAGTCGTGGTCCATGCTGATGTGATGCGCAATGTCTTTGAGCGTCATGACGACAACATTCCTGCCGTCAACAGTCTTCGTGACTTTAGGAATAGCCTCCTCATTCTTCACAATGACCAATACAGTGCCTTCCATTACTCCGTGGGGGATAGTAGCCTCCCACGTCTCATCGTCTACTGGTGACGCTCCTACGGCCTTTGCAGCACTATC